GTCACGGACAGCAAAAATCCTCAGACGTTATATTGTGGTACGCCACCGACACCATTGTCGAGCGGTACTGTTTTTACCGATCTACGTAAAAGCGCGCTTGAAGGAAGCGCGGAAAACACAGGATGGGCAGAATGGTCAGTTGAAAATGTCTCTGATCCCTATGATCGAGAGCTGTGGTATCTCACGAATCCATCTCTCGGGATCGTCTTCACCGAACGCAGCGTTTCGGACGAGATCGGTCAGGATGAGATTGACTTTAACATCCAGCGCCTAGGCCTTTGGTTGAAGTACAACCAAAAATCAGCGATCAGCGAAACGGAATGGATGACTTTGTTGGTCAACGGAATGCCGGAATTAACCGGCAAGTTGCATGTAGGTATCAAGTACGGGAACGACGGCGAAAATGTAGCATTGAGCATTGCCGTCAAGACGAAGGATGAAAGAATCTTCGTCGAAGCGATCGATTGTCAGTCGATTCGGAATGGCAACGCTTGGATTCTAAATTTCTTAGACAAAGCAAGCGTTCAAAGTGTGGTAATCGACGGAGCAAGCGGTCAGAGCATACTTGCTGCCGAATTGAAGGAAGCAAGAATTAAACCGACGCCGATTCTTCCGACGGTAAAGGAAGTAATCACGGCAAATTCGGCGTTTGAACAGGCAGTTTATCAGGAAACGCTCTGCCACAAAGGTCAACCGTCATTGGTTCAAGTTGTGTCGAACTGTGAGAAACGACCAATAGGGTCCGGAGGTGGATTCGGATATAAGTCACAGCTTGAAGATTATGACATCGCGCTGATGGACAGTGTTTTGTTGGCGCATTGGGCATGTTCGATAGCTAAACCGGCGAAGATTCAAAAAGTGAGGTATTAAGATGATAGAACACATAAGAGCGTGGAACAAGTGGAGAAAAGGAAACAGGAACAATTTATTGCATAAAATACTTGTGCTGTTTAAATTGATTAAATCGCCAACGTTTGAGACAGGAAAACATTTTTATCAACTGTAACTGATAACGCAATAAGCGATCAGAAATACAAAAGAAAGGAGTATCAAATGCCGGAAACATTAAAAACGAAAGGCAGGTGATCCTCTTATCTTGACAACAAGGAAAGACTTGTAAGCGGTCAATGACAAGGAATACCGCAACCATAGAACTAGGACTATCGGAGGCGGTAGTCCTTTTTTAATTTACCGCTCACTGGACAGTGTGAGAACGCAAAAACGAGGACTGGCTCGATAAAAAGGATAGCGAAAGGAGTAATTCAATGGACTTGGCAAAAATTTTAGCAAACGTCGAAGGGAAGGATGAGCTGATTAAGCAGATCGAAGCAGAAGTAGGGCGTGAATTTGTTCCGCGCACAGACTTCAATGCGAAAAATAACGAACTAAAGGAAGCTCAAAGACAGCTCGGAGACATGACAACGAATTTCGACACGCTGTCGAATGAAAAGAAAACATGGGATACAACCGTTGCCGATCTGAACGAAAAAATCAGCGGTTATGAAAAATCCGCTTTGAAAACAAAGATCGCGCATGAGGAAGGGCTCCCTTACGAGCTGGCTAGTCGCTTGACCGGCGACGATGAAGCAAGTCTACGCGCTGACGCGAAATCATTATCAGCGCTTGTCACCACAAAACAACCATTGCCACCGCTACAAAACAAAGAAAAGAAACCGGCGGATGGTGAAGACGCTCCCTATAAGGAGCTTTTATCAAGCATTAAAGGAGAATAACAAACATGGCAACATTATCTAAGGGATCTTTGTTTCCTGAAACACTTGTAGGCGACCTTATCAGCAAGGTCAGGGGAAAATCATCCGTTGCGAAATTCTCGGCATCTAAGCCGATCGCATTCAACGGACAGAAAGAATTCACTTTCACGATGGACAACGAAATTGACGTTGTTGCAGAGGGCGACAAAAAGTCGCATGGCGGAGTCACGGTTACTCCTGTGACAATCGTACCAATCAAGGTCGAGTATGGCGCGAGAATCTCTGATGAGTTCATGTATGCCGCCGAAGAAGAGCAGATCAACATTCTGAAGGCTTTCAACGACGGCTTCGCGAAGAAAGTCGCAAGAGGTCTTGACCTTATGGCCTTCCACGGAATCAATCCAAGATCAGGATCGGCTTCTACGGTAATTGGAAGCAATCACTTTGATTCGAAGGTCAATCAGTTGGCGTCTTACAGCGCAGCCGACCCTGAACAGGGCATTGTGTCAGCGGTCAAGCTCATTAGAGAGGCGGGCGGAGAAGTTTCCGGTCTTGCTATGGGTCACACCATGGCAAGCGCGCTTGCCGATCTAAAAGTCAACGGCGTGAGACAATATCCGGAAATTGCATGGGGCTCCGATCCCGGGCAAATTAACGGGTTGGCTGTTGACGTAAATAACACCATTTACAACGCAACAAGCAAAGACCAAGCAATCCTAGGTGACTTCGCGAACTCCTTTAAGTGGGGATATGCGAAAGAGATTCCGCTCGACATCATCGAGTACGGCGATCCGGACGGAACGGGTTACGACCTAAAAGCCTATAACCAAATTTATGTTAGAGCTGAAGCCTATCTTGGATGGGGCATCATGATTCCGGAGGACTTTGCAAGGATCGTGACACCTATTGACATTACCATCAGCTCTGCCGCTGCAGACGGCACAAGCGGATCTACTACCTCAACCAAGATCACCATCACGCTTAGCGATAACGTTGTTGGCTTGAAGAGATCAGACATCACGCTGGCCGATGGAACTGGCAATGGCGCAGGCGCAGCAGTAGCTGGCGCGTTGACCGGATCCGGCAAGAATTATGAATTGGCACTTGAGTCCGTCACAACTCAGGGCAATGTCAGTTTGTCAATTGCCAATATAGGCGGCTTTAACTTCCCGGCAACGGCAACAACTGTTGCGGTGTATAAGGAGTCAACGTAATCGGTGACATGAGGAATGAATAGCTGTAAAGGGTCGTCACTGATGGCCCTTTTTGATTGAGGTGATGAAATGGCGAACTTTGCAACGATTGATGACGTGATCTCGCTTTGGCGGACTTTGACTCCGGAGGAAATCAGCAGGGCGACAGCCCTGCTGCCTATTGTCTCCGATTCTTTGCGGGTCGAAGCAAAAAAAGTTGGAAAAGACTTAGATGAAATGATTGCCGGCAGCCCGTCTTATGCGAGCGTCGTGAAGTCTGTCACCGTTGATGTGGTTGCCAGAACGCTAATGACCTCAACTGACCAAGAACCGATGATTCAGACCTCACAGGCTGCGCTAGGTTACAGTACGTCCGGCACGTTCTTGGTTCCGGGCGGCGGGTTGTTTATCAAAAAAAGTGAACTTGCCCGGCTTGGACTAAGGCGACAGAAATTCGGCGTTATCGAACCTTACGGGACGGATTACGGAGGACTGGAAGATGCTTAAAGGAATCACTGTCACCCTGATTAACAAAAAGGAAGTCAGTAAGGATCCTTTCGGCGCTCCCATCTATGAAGATGTTGAAATCCCGGTAAATAACGTTCTCGTTTCTCCGACACTGTCAGACGACGTGGTCAATCAGTTGAGCCTTACCGGCAGGAAGGCTGTTTACACGCTGGCCATTCCAAAAGGCGATTCAAATGTCTGGGAAAACCAAGAAGTCCGGTTTTTCGGCGAACGCTGGCGCGTTTTCGGAATTCCGACACAAGGCATCGATGACCTGATCCCGTTGGACTGGAACAAGAAAGTGATGGTGGAGCGGTATGAGTAAATTCAAGTTTGAGCTTAACCGCTCCGGTGTCCGAGAGCTTCTCCGGTCAGATGAGATGCAATCATTGTTAAACGAAAAAGCGACAGGGATCCGGAACCGATGCGGCGACGGATTTGATCAAGACGTAATGGTTGGAACGAACCGGGCAAATGCCATGGTCTGGGCAGATTCGTTTGAAGCAAAGCGAAAGAACTTGAAGGAGAACACGATTCTCAAGGCGGTGCGAGGATGATTGAAGAAACAATTCTGAACTTTCTGAACGCGAAGCTTACGGAGCCGGTCTACATGGAAGCGCCCGAAGATAAACCGATGCGTTATGTGTTGTTCGAGAAAACCGGAAGCTCAAAGCCTAACCGCCTACCTGCTTCTACGTTTGTTTTCCAGTCCTATGCCGAAAGCCTGTACCAAGCGGCCACGCTCAATGAGTCGCTAAAGTCGGCGGTTGAGAGCTTGGTCGAACTGAACGAGATCAGCAAGGTTCAGCTCAATAGCGACTACAACTTCACGGACACGACAACAAAACAGTACCGTTATCAGGCGGTCTACGACATTTCACACTATTAAAAAGGAGGCCAAACATGGCAAATACTGAAAATGTTTCATATGGCAAACCCAAGGTTGGAGGCGCCATCTACTCTGCGCCTGCCGGAACTGTAGTACCGGCGGATGCAATGACAGCCTTGTCTTCAACTTATTATAAAAACTTAGGATATGTTTCGGAGGACGGAGTTAAAAACGAAAACTCTCCATCAACTGAAACGGTAAAAGCATGGGGTGGCGACACCGTCATGACAATGCAGACCGAGAAGCCAGACACTTTTTCCTATACGCTCATTGAGGCGCTAAACGTTGATGTTTTGAAGGAAGTTTACGGCAGCGAAAATGTTTCCGGCACCCTTGCGACCGGGATCACGATCAGAGCCAACAATAAAACGCTTCCTCCACATGTTCTTGTCGTCGATATGCTACTTCAAAACGCCATCAAGCGGATTGTAATTCCTAACGGTCAAGTGACCGAGGTTGGCGAAATTGCATATGCGGATGCTGATACGATCGGCTATGAGACGACCGTTCAAGCGATGCCGTATGCACTTTGGAACGGTGACACACATCGTGAATACATCATCGAAGCCAATCCCAATTTCGTGACATTCGTTGGC